GCTCGCTGCCTCCGCTAGTTTGTGCTATGCCACCGATCTCTCCACGGTATTCAATTGTGGCTAGCCAAAATATTGGAGACACTCGCTGCAGTTGTGCACCCTCTGCGACAACGAATGGGAAGCCTGGATAGGGTTGAGCCACTCCAGGCAATCCAGCCTGCGTGTAGACATCGAGCTCACCAGCGTCTGCTGAAGTCGTGATTTGGTACGTTTCTGAAAATGTGACTTCTAGCTTGCGGAAGTTCTCCGATGTTGTCGCGTTCGAAGACTGGTTCGACCACATCTTGATAGCTTGGTTGACTGTTGGCATTTAACCGACCACCTCCAATCGCACATCCTTGACGTTTACTGGTCGTGGTTTGGTGTTTTCACGCAAAGCCTCTAATAGTTTCCTTTGTTCTTCCTGAAGTCGGGTTTGCTTCTCAGCTTCCTTTTCCAGTCGTTCGTTTGGATTCGACATCGGTCCACGAGTCAGGAAACGAGACTGGAAAGCCTCTTGCGGCTGCATCAGAGTTTTGTTGACTTCCTCTCGGTTCTGTTTGTCTTTTTCTAGTCGGCTGATTCGTTCGGATTCCGCTGCTAGTCGTTCCGCTTCGGTTTGTGCTACACCTTGCTGAACGAGGCTGAATACCTTTGCTGCTTCGGTTCCTTTGTTGAGTAAGACTAACCGCTCTTGGTTCTTCGTGTTCTCGTTAGCGATGAGATCAATAATGCGCTTGCGGTTTGCTTCTTCCTCTTTGATCTTCTGTTCTTTTTCTTGTGCGGCTTTCTTGTCGGCTTCGACGAGTTGCTTTTGTGCCTCGATCTGCTTTAGTAAATCGGCAGCCACGCCAACGTCTGCACCAACTGCGGTCTTCTGTGCTTCGAGTTCAAAACGCTGGTCTCCGATTGCTTTTTCAAGTGCAAGCTGGTCTCGCAACGAATCTATAAAATCTTTTGACTTGTTTTCTTTTTGCTTTGCTTCTCTTTCCGTTTCAATGCCAAGAATGCGCTCTACTTCCTTCGCTTGCTCTTGAAGTGCTTTCAGTCGTTCGCGATCGTTCTTGGCTTCTTCTTCTGCCATCTTCGCGAAGCCTTTTCTGTCTCCCGTTATTTGCCAAGCTTCGCCCCATTCCTTGGCTGCTTTTTCGCTTTGCTTCGCTTGTTGTTCAACGCCGACTAAGTTTGTTTTCAACTCAGCAAGCAAATCCTGGTATGCTGCTTTCTTTTCCTCTGGATCTCTAATCAGTTCGATATCTACCGTCTTGTCGTCGAAACGAAGTTGATTTACAGAAGCGATCGCCTGTTTGAGTTCGTTGGCTCGCTCGGTAGCTTTCTCAATCTCCTTGTTCCACTTCTCGACTTGAAAGATTGCGTTCCCGATTGCGTTACCGATAGAAAAAGCAATAGCACCAGCAGCAGCGACTAGACCAGCCTTGAACGCAAGAGCACCCGCACCACCAGCTTTCGATACTTCGGAAAACTGACTCACCTTTTCTGTTAGCCCTGCGAATTGGCTTGCGAATCCAGCTATCTCCGAGCCACCAAGTAAGCCCGCGATAGAACCAAGAAACTCCGTAGACTTCTTAGCTTTGTCGCCAACGCTTTTAATGTTCTTAACGTTCTGTTCGATCTTCTGCGACGCCTGAGCGATCTTGGCAGACGCTAAGTCCTCGGCTTCAATTAAAATCTTTACGCTTTCACTCGCCATCTGATTTCGCCCTTAGTTGTGCTTCGTCGGATCGGAGGAAAGAGACGGCATCGAGGAACCAAGCAGATTGATCGAGAGCACCGCCAGCGATCGGTGGCATACCCTTTTCGAATAGGTCAGCAAGACGAGCAACGTAGGCCACATCTCCACATTGCACATTAGGACAGCCAACGACATCGAGAGAGCCATCGCTACACTGGTCGCATCCGTTGCCATTGCAAGTTGGGCACTCGACTGTAATTGGTTCACTCTCAGTACCTTTATCCTTGCATGTCTTGATTGTGCAGTTGCGACAGAGCAAGCCCTGCCGAATCATTGCCGCCAGTCTTAGCTTTTTTTTTCTTCGTGCTGAACTGCTTGGTTGTATGCAACCTTGCGAAGTAGTTCACGAGCCTCGTTAAAGCTCAGGATCTCTTCGATTGCTTCGCGGCTGAACTGATGGTTACCCATGTTTCTCCAACCGACCATGACTTTACAAAGCATGGTGATCGTCATTTCGAACATTTCGTTTACAGTCAGCGATTCGTTGGCTGCGTCTGTTGCTGCATCGAGCACGCGTAACACTTCTCGCTGTCCTCGCATGGATTGCGATTTGACGAGGAATGTCGGTTGCGACTCTTTGGGTTTGTCTTTGTCGCAATCGAGTACGATCGGAAAAGACTGATCCGGTTCTAAAAAAACTGGCATTAGGTAGCTGCGGTAAACGTAAGAGAGATTTCTTGGTCAATGTTGCTTCCGTTTCGGTTGCATTGCCATGTGATTTCGTCAGTGACGAGCATGTTTCGATCACCTTCCTGGATGTCGATGATCTGGGCTTTCGGTGCGTTGAAGACTGCGACTGCGTTGGTTGGACCGTCGAGACTCCACGTGAGAACGTCTTCGCTCATGGACGTGAATCCTGTATATCGATCCAGCCTAGCAATGGATGCCTCTGGATTTCCTGTGACTGTAACGACTCGATTCGTGATCAGTCCGTGATCGTAACCAGACACGGTTGACGCACATTCTTTCATCACGATTGTGTTCCCGGAATCTAGAGTCAGGTTTTCAAGACACATTGCGTTACTTGCCCAAGTCGTTGTTGACGATGCGTAACGCAATCCCTTCGCTGTTGGATAGGTAGGTGCCAAAATTGATAGCGCTGTTGGATCTTGCCAAATTCCTTGGAAGTCGAAATTGCAAACGGCTGTCCGTCCAGTCGGTGAAAGCATCTGAAAGTTTCCAACAGCACCGGCTAGGATCTTGCGTGCACCGTCTTGGTAGATCGCGATCGTCAGTGTCTTAACGTTTGCCCCTACGTCTTCCGTGCGTGGCGTGAACACTTGACCTGATTTCACCCAACCGCATGCAGGAAGGAACGTATCGGCCCACGATGGCTCGGTTGCTGTACCGTCCCAAGAGAAGTCGCAAGAGAACGTGATTCGTCCTTTGTAGCCACCTACGACCGAGTTCAGCATTCCGAAACCGCCTTGGGCTTCGCGAGTCTCAAGTTCGATTTCTTGTTGTGCCATAAGGTTGTAGACGTTGAAGGAAGCATCGGCACCGGCAAGCGTTTCTGCAGTGCCTGGTGTTGCTTCAATCTTTGCGGCCAATACTCGCTTGCGTTTCAATAGTGTCATTTCTGTTTGCCTTTCAATTGGCCTTTAGCTTTAAGTGTTAGGAATCTGATTCGCTCGTTGATCTGCTTGGGCAGATTGTTTTTTGCGACTTCTGTTGCTGCCTTTGCAACCGCTGGAATAGCAGACGCTGGCGACATTCCAAATTGCTGCTCAATTGGAGAACGCTTTGAGCCTTTACCTCGAACCTTACGCATAAAAACGCGACCATCATATTTTTTTACTAGGAATGAATGGGGGCGATAACCATGCGATTTGTCAGCGTTACCGGGTTGATACGACACTCCGCCCGCTCTTTGTTTTGGCTTGAAGTATTTCAACGGAAACGGATAACCGCCAAATAAGAACAATCCCGATGAAGGCCTTTTATCTGTAGCATTAGGCCATTTAGAAATTGTTTTCTTCAGCACTTTCACAGGCACTGGTATAGACTCTTTCATCTTCCTTGCGGCTGCTGTTCGTGCTTGAACTGTTGTCTTGTTTACCGCAATGGACATCTGTTTGCTGATGTTTTCTCCTAGATCAGAAAGCACTTTCTTTACTGCCTGCATCGATAATACATCAACTTCTATTTTCATCTCACGCCCTCACGTTGTAAGGGTTGTTCTCGTCCGTGCGGTATGTGATCGCGATCGGAACAGTCACGCCATCAAAGCCGCCCGCTGCATTGTGCGGAACGTGCGAAAGAAACTCGGCATCGATTGCGTTTTCATCAAACGTGTGCCAAGTCGAATCGTCTGCCGTTATCACTTGCTCAACATCTGCAGCGAACATGTGAACTAAGTTATTAATTGGCTCACAGCACTTTTCGTCGTTGAGTAGATTGCAATGGATGTTAAATGTTATTCTCTTTGCAACCGCTGGAGGATTGCCTGGATACATCAACTCGGGAACTGCTTCAATCGAGTCCGTAGATAAGACGATCTGCCTATCCATCGGTGTGTAGCTTTCCAACCGTGCTGGCCTAACTACTTCTTTTACCTTGGTGTTGTAGGTTCCGTTGCCGAGAAGCAAACGGAGACGACGAAGCAACTCCCTTGCAATCTTTTCAACAACTGGAAGCTCTCCTACCGACATTCGAGCACCAACATTCCTTCGTCGTGATCTAACAGTTGCGTGATGGATCGCATAGAAGATTCCTCTCCAACACGAACCGCAAAGAAAAGGCTGTCTCCTCCGAGGTTGAGTTCCTCGGAAGTGATTCCACGCTCCGAGTTATTGGCAACGTGGACTTCGAAAACTGGTGTAATCGAGTCGTTGTATTCGTTCGGTAGCGACAAGGCTTGCCGTACAACGACTGCATCAATATCACGTGCATCACCTTCCCGAGGGTAGTAGATTACCACCTCCGCGAAATCGCTAACGTTGCAGAACACAGTCTCAGCGTCTGCTTTGATCGTGTCGTGCAATGTCATGGCTAGCTACGTCGTGCGTTGATCTTCACGTAATCCAAAATGACCGAGTTCACGTTGGCGTTTGCGGCCTTTTGAAGCTGAACCATCGGCTGAAGACCAGAGCTATAACCGCTCATGTCAAACGTGGTCGCAGCAGCAACTCGGATTCCGTCGATGTAGAACTTCACGTCTCGCTTGTTGCTGAAGTCGATGAAGAACTTTTTGAACGTGGTCCCAAGTGTTTGGCCTGACGAAATGTCGTCGTTGTCTCGAACTCCGTCGTCTGTTTCAAGGTAAACGAGAGTTGTCGAGTTTGCTCCGACCATCTTGAACCAAGCGTTCGCTGCAACGCTGTCGGTCGTGTCGTTTCGTGCTGAACCAACACCGAAGACAAGTTCGGTTCCGGTCGTCATCGTGACGCCAAGACGTACTCGCATTTCGATATTAAGTAGGTCGTCGATGTCGAATGCCAGAGCGTCACCGTGTGCCAAGCAAACGTTTTCAATTTCGCTCGTTGCCGCAAGCGTCAAAGTTGCAACGTTGGTTCCCCGTGTGTAGGTCGGTGTACCAGAAGCAGAGGTATCAACAATCAACCAAGGAGTTGCGGGATCTGCGGACGTTGGAAACGTCGCTGAAGTTCCGTGGAAGTCGTCTTCGTATGCTTGAAAATCTTGAATACCAGCCATTTGTTTTATCTTTCATTTTGAAACAACGGTCGTCGCATTCCGCTAACGTTGTGGAATTGCACAAAAGCCGGTTTTGACAGAACCGGCAAACTGTTTTGGATCAAGTCAGCGACTAGACACCAGCTCGCAACAGACCTCGCCAATCGATGGCTTTGACGCCGAACGTTTGGCGGATCTTGTACTTGTAGCAGTCCTTGTCAAAGTCCCATTCGTTTTCAAGAACCGGAGACTCTTCACCGGACAAGAAAGACAATTCAACCGTGTCGATCTGTCCTGGATCTGCGGCCAAGTACCAAGCTGCGGAACTTGAACCGTCAAGTACTGGTTCGATAATTGGAGTCAAAGAACGTTCGCCACCAGGGCCGTAGATGTTTCGAACACCTTCGTTGTTGTTGGCTGCGTTGTAGCTCAGCGAGCTAAACAGTTCCAAAGCGGTTGCAGACAGTGCAACAGGAACGATCAAGTATCGTGGAACGACACTCAAAACCGTTTGGCTGTTGAGCCCCTTTTGCAACATCATCTTGACGAACGCAGTGTTCAGCGTACCAACCGCTGGAGCACCTGCACCCTGGGTGTTATCACCCGAAACGTGGGACGCCGAGAACAATGCAAAACCGTCACCCATAGTTGGGTTGCTGGTTAGGACTTCGTAAACCTTTTTGTTTTGAATGCGACGAGCTGCGTTGCCATGCATCGCAGGGATTCGGCTAATTGCGTCCAAGTCGTCGTTGACAACAGTTTCCCATGTCACGGAAAAAGTCTTACCGAACTTCTCGACCTTGTACGACTCACGAGAATCAGTCATCACACCTTCAGGGTATGCACTGTTTTCAGGAACGTGTTCGAGGTCTGGCGACTCGCTGAATCGAATGCGGTTGATTGCCTTGAAGTCGTCAACTGAACCCGCTTGACGAGCCCAGAGATTCCATGTGTATGGAGCCTCTTCGTAGCCTGCCAACAGCGTCTTGTTCGCTGCGTCGAGCATCAAGTTCGCAAACGTTCCAGTTGTGTGGTACGCAGGATCGCTTCGCTGAATGTTCATGCGTGCGAGTGCTTTTGGATCTCCAATAGCTGCTCGTGCGATTTCTGGAGAGCTAACGCGATCGGTGTTGACACCGGCTCGACGCATAAAGTTTTCTGCCATGCGAAGCAAGCTCATGCGGCTGAAGTCTTCCGCACCGTCTGCAGCTTTGCCAGCGTGCAGCGTTCGCTTGACTCGCGAAGCTGTTTGCGCACGCATCAGCAATCCATCGCGTGCTGCGTCAAAGTACTTGTCGTCGGAGGAACGTGTGACTCGAACCGAATCACCCTCTGCCGAACGTCCTAGCGGTTCTGTTGCCATTTTTCGGATGATCCTTTGTTTGGCTTCCTCGACGCTAACGCCTGCGTCACACAATTCGTCAGCAAAGGCGCGTTCTACCTTTGCAAGTTTGCACGTTGCTTGAATTTCACTTCGTCGCTTTTGGTCGTCTGCCAAAGCTCGTTTGATTTGTCCCTCGACAACCGATCGAGCAGATGCCTCCATCGGTTTCTTTTCTTCTTCGTTCATCTGTTCGATGACTGGCTTCATCTCTTCTTTTGGCTCGCCTTCCATTTGCTCAACGACCGGCTCGGCTGGTTCGGCTGGCTTTTCTTCAACCATCGATTCAATTTCTTCTGCTGGCTTACCAAGCTTGCCAACAACCCACGCTAGGACTTGGTTTGGATCTTCCATACCTTCAGGAAGTCCCATTGCTTTCAGTTGCTCCAATAACGCTGGGTCCATCGTTCGTTTCCTTTTCTCTAAATCGGTGTAAGACCGACGCACTGTCGATCGTGAATCGGCCCCAGTGGCCACTAGGCTTGCATCGAGTGCAGTCCATTTCGTTATGACGTTCGCGGGTCCGATAACCTCAGTCCCTCGCGATGTCGTGTAAGATTGCCCAGAACGAAGCTCTAGAACTTCGTCAGGTTGTGCAGTGATCGAAAAGTCAGTGATGTGACCTTCGACTAGCTTTCCGTATGCCGTCTGGCTGTCGTCGTCGCTTGCGAAGTAAGCTGTACCACCGAACTCATCACCACTGATCGTTAGATTGCGAAGGCTACCCAGTACGTTGCGAACGGTTGTCGTGTCGTGACTATCGACGATAGGTATCTGCGTCGCACCGGGACGCAATGTCATTCCGTCCATTTCTAGGACTTCAGCGACGACCATTTGCCGCGAGTCGTCCCATCGATCGATTGGATTCTCGGTTGCTGTAACAACGCGAACAGATCGCTTGGTTGCGTCTGCGGTTGCGGATTGAACAGCAACGGAACGCATTGCGAGTGCGTTTGACTTGACTGGTGGTAGCTTGCCTTTCTTAGACATTGGCCACCTCCTCCTCTTCGGCTGGAATCGGATTATCAACGACGCCATCGGATGCGTCTGCAATAATTGCATCAATGTTCTTTTGTGCGAGTCCGATCATTGCTAATTGAGCTTCAGCAAGTGGCCTACTCATCGAACCGTCTGCTAGTCCGTTGAGAACGTCCATCAAGGCTTTTCGGTTGCGGTTCCATTGCAACCGACTGAGCCCCATCCATTCGCCAGTTCCACCTTCTGCCTCGATCGCAATATCTGCGGCTTCGTCTGCTGGACCGGCTGCACCAGTTTGTGCGGCCATCATCTGTGTTGTCTGTTCTTCAGGAGTCAACAGGCCGAGCTTCAAACGTAGCTTGCGTTCTTTTGCTGCCTGGTAGTAAACGGCACGGTAAGACAATCCACGAGCACCAAGCACGTTTTGTGCGGTATCGGTAAACGATTTCAGCGACAACTCTGCTGCTTGCTGTTCACTCATGGGATCGACCCACTCTTGCTCTGGTAGCTGCCATTCGACTGGTGCTACCTTGCGGCGATCTTCTAGAAGTTCGGTTGACGTTGGAAAGCTATCGAGGCCAGCCCGTGCGGCTGCATTGCAGAACTCATCCCAGACCGGCAAACAACAGTGGTGGACCATGTAGTTCTGACCGCGTTTGTATCGTGGTCGATCTTCTAGCTTCGACGAACGCGACGAACTATAGGAAGTCTTAGAAAAGTCTTTGGCGATTGCTTCGTAGTTCGTTCCTGTTCCGGCACAGATACCACGCAACATCAGATTGATCCAGGGTTCGCTTGCTGAGTTTGGACGGCCTGGATTGATAGATTCGACTGACTCACCTGGACGCAATCGCACGACCATCGCTGGTTCGAGATACTCTAGGCTGTTGCCGCTGGTGTCTGTCGTGTCTTCGCCGTTCGGTGGCATAAGGCTACCGATAGGCATGTCGGATTTAATCGCAACGCCAAAGCAAGATGCAACGGCAGAAGCTTGGATTTCGTTGTCCACGTAGACGCCAAGATCACGCATCCAAGACATGACTGGTGCGAACCAAGTAACGCCGCGAGTCTGTCCAACTCGATCCTTGCGATACAGGTGGATGATTTCCGAAGCGTTGATGCGTTCAGGTACTTGGTTCTGAACCGTGTAAGGGCTGTTTGGATGTTCTGTATAGATCCAGTAAGCAACCGGCTTGCCTTTATCGTCGAGCTCGACACCGCGAATAACTCGATTGCCATTCTCTTTATTGATTCGAGTTGCGAATGTGTCTCGCTCCATCGAGATGCGGTCGGCTTCAATTAGCTCTAACGCAAACGGAACTGGTCGCGTGATTCCTTTGTAGGTCTTGTTCGGTGTGGAAATCTTGCGAATTAAGACCTCGCCAGCTTCAACCATTTCACGCTGTGCAAGTATCTGGATCTCAGCAAAAGTGAGCTCGCCGTTGATATCCGCAACTTCGCACCATTCCGCAAACGTTTTGTCACGGATGTCGTTGACATCTTCAACGTCTTCACCTTCCGGCGTTTCGTAAGTCGATTGTGCCGTGATTCCATCGCCTACTACGTTTGACACGATGGTATCGACGACGTTCCACGCGTATGCGTTGTCACGAACCAAAGCACGAGCCCAAGCACGTAACGCATCCGCACCATACGGACCCATCATTTCTTGATCGGCTGATTGGTTGCGTGGCTTTTTGTGGTTTGTTAGCCGATTGGCTTCCGCACCTTGATAGGATCTCAGTACTTTGCGTGCCTGTGCACGTTGCAAACCTGCATGTGGAGAAAAGTAGCCTACGATCTTGTCTAGTAAGTTCATCGACGACGCCCCATCTTTGCGAGGGTGAACGCACCTGAACCACCGGAAGAACGCTGCACTTCTGTTTGAAGCATCCGACGTTCTTCAAACAACGACTTCAGATCAAGCTTGGTGACGCTTCGAGTTCCAATAGAATACGACTGAGCACCACCCGTTAAGAGTGCCTCGATCGCTGCTTCGATTTGCGTAAGAAGATTGGCCGCGTCCATGCATTAAGAATCGCACGGACAGAACGTTGAAGGAACTCACAGTTTATACGGCCTGTAAACTAGCCTTGTTCTTTCCAGGTGTTACCGCAAAAGGTGCATTTGCAGTATCGTATCCTGCCCTGCGTGGAAACAACTCGACTGTAGTTCGTATCGGCAGGACGCAACGCGGTGCAGCATGAGCATGGTTGAGCTACAAAGGAACTGACTCTAGGAACTGGCATGGCAGATGTTATGCGGTCGTCCACTACCTTCGCGGAACCCATCCACCTGGCCTCTGTCGGAATCGGTTCGCTGGTGGCGGTGTTCGTGGTTTCGATTCCTGATGCTGTCGGATCGGTTGCTGCCTCGGTATCACCTTTATTCCCATGCAAGCTGCCGCGCAAATCGCTAAAGCTGTCGCGTCTAGCTTGTGATTGTTTCGACTTTTCACGACCCATTTTTTTTGTAATCCTTTCCCTTCGATAAATACCTCCTGCCGTTCCTCCGCGCAAATCTGCTGAGCGTACTGCAAGTGCTCTTTCGGATCTTTCGTACTCCATACCGATAAACTCCCGTCGTTGAATGTGTGGGTTTCGTCGAATGTGTTCGTTGCGAAGCGTTGCTGAACTTCCGACTTCCATTTATGTGCGTTTACGTGGTACAACCACAGACGCTGCTCTAGTTGAAAATCCGCTCTGCACTCGTCGAAGAATCGCCGCTTCTCGGAACTTTCCCCGGTGTAGTTCATGCGGCCATCGTCGTGGCCTTTCGAAGCTACGAATGGTGCACCTGTTTGACGGACGAACTCGTAGACTGCGTTCGTAAAATCTCCTGAGTCTACAAAGCCGAACTCTGGTCGGTTCTGTGCTAGTGCGTACCGTCTGAGCTCGTGGAGTGCTCGTAGGATCGCTATCTCGGTCGCTTCGTCGCTGCTACGTGTGTCGGTGCCTATGACGCTCCATTCTCCGTAGTCGATTACGTGACCAACGCAGTTTCCGTGGAAAGCGATCTTCACCCAGTCGAGTTTGTATTTACCAACGTCGCAACCAAAGAACACTCGCGAGCCTGCTGGAACTTCGGCATGTGCTAAACCGCTCATGCGAGAAGCGACTGTTCCAGGTAGTAGGCCGAGTCCTTCCGGTTCTTCCTCTTCCGCTGGTTCGTTTTGAAGCTCTGCCAAGACACGATCTAATCCCCAGTCTGATACTCTGTTGTAAAACGCTTGCAGTGCGTCGAGCTCTAACTGATTTCCGTTTTCATCTAGGTCAGAAACAAACCTATGCGGATTCGTGACGACAGCACCTGTGTTCATATATTCATAGTTGTCTCGGTAGAACTGCGTGGCCAGTTTGCCGTCTTTGTCACCTTCGGATTGTGCTTTTTTGCGAAGTGCAATGTATTCGTCCCACAAGTCTTCACGTTCAGGCCAGCTTGACAGGATGCCATAGCGATCACCTGCAAAAGTTGGCTTGTGCTGTCTGGATGTCACTCGATACGAATAGCATTTGCGGTTCTGAATAGTAGTTAGGACGACTCGGCTGATTCGTTTGTTTGGACCTGCTAAGCCCGCAACGTCGCTGTCGATCATGTCCTCAATATCTTCGTGTCGATTTGTCGGGGAGAACGCAACGTCTCTTGTTTCTGGATCATCGATGATTGCCAAGTCTGGTCTGTCCTCGTCGTCTCCTTCACCTCGGATTGCTGCATCCAGTCCGAAGTATACGCACAGCTTGCCACCGAAAGGCGAGCCAGGCACAAAGGGCAGTCTGATCTTTTCTTGACTCCAAATGATATCTGTCTTGTGGCCGTCTACGTGCTGCTTTGCTGCTCGCTGTGGTGCACCGTCCAAAGCTTTAACGCAAGCTGTTATCTCAGGAAAGTCAGCGAAAAACTCTGGGAACTTGCGTTCATTGGAGAATTTAGTTTTACATTGCTTAAATAGCTTCGACGCTTTCTTGGTCGTCTGTGCAATAAAGACAGGAAATCGAATCGGAGTTGCAACAAGCGCATAGGCTACCATTCCGATCGTTACTTGGCTCTTACCGTCTCCTCTCGGAGCTGCAACTGCTTTATCTCCACCGCTAAAACATCGTTCGTAAATCGCGTCGATCATCGCAAGGTGATGCGTCGCAAACGGATTGTAAAAGATTGAACTGAAGTAAGTTCGCAGGAACCGCTCTGGATCGGCTAAGCACTTTTCACGACGAACGATGTCCGCAATCTCTGGAATGATTACGCGTGCAGACTCTCTGCGTGCTTCGCGCTTGCGTTCGATGTCTCGGCTAGCTACGTCTTTCGACGGTAGATTCCTTAACCCCTTCAATGCCTCGATCTGTCTCGTTTGAGGCATCGACGATAAGACGCGGGTCAATTCCGAGATCGGCAGCGATTGCAGATAGTTGAGTGTCCCTGGCTGTAGCATGCTCGACATCTAAGACCTTATGTTCGTCGGATTGGTTTTGCGCTTCGGCACTCATCAGAGCACGAGCCGCCGCAGTCACCTCGCGAGGAGATGACTGCGGGTCTGCAATAACTCGCAGTAGTCTTCTTACGATAGCCTCTCGAATCTCTGGCTTAATCGGCCAGCGTTGCGTTAAGGCTCTCGCCATCATGCGGGTGTCGCGGATTGGCATTTCATTAAAGCGTCCGAGTCGGATTTGCACCGCTCTCTTCCACCTGGACGGTGGACGTGTCGCTATCTACACTTCGGACGCGAGTTTTACCCTTGTACATTCCGGCACCTCGCCGGTCGATTTCGCTGAATGGGAGAATTGGAACGGTTAGCCGTTTGCGTGCCGTTGGGTCTAAAAAGTAGATGTACTTTAGTTGGAACCCAATCAACGCTGATGCCCCTAGTTTTTTCCAATACCCTGCCGACTGCCCTTTAACTTTGTAGTTTGCATTGTTAAGAGTTTTGTCGCTTACAATACTTCCGTCTGGCATTTTTAGCAGTGAAACGTTTTCTTTTATCCCAATTAAATCAAAACCGCTTGCCCTGTAAATTGTCCCGTCTCCGCATTGCGTGCCGTCAGCAAAAGATATGCACCATTTGATTTGCGGGTACTGTTTTTTCATCCACCGAAAAGCGTAGCCAATAGCTCTAGATTCTCCATTGCGTGGTAGCCAGTCAGCAAACGCCATGCGGTTTAACTTAATCATCTCGTTCCATAGCGTATCTTTGACTACATTCAACATTCTTCGTTTGTCTGTAGACGGCCCAAATTGCATGGCTCCACCGCATTTGCCATCCAGGAAAACGCCTAGATGCAACTGCGAGTTTTGAACGGTCTTTCCGCTGTAGTGCAGCGATTGCACAATCTTGTTTGCGTCCTTTGCCGATATTGGTTTGATGATTAGTCGCTTTGCATCACCCATTTTCGCCGATCCTCTTGCAAGTCCAGCGGTCAAGCATTAAACCTGTCTTTTCTTTAAGCAATCCAAATGGAGCTAAGAAATGCAACCCACGACCATCGCCAGTCGATCCAAAGCCGGATACTGCAAACTCGCTACCTTTTGCCCGATTTCGATGACATGGAAGGACGGTAAAAAAGCGTTTCCGTCCCAAGCCGAGGCCATCGAATCCGCTCGCAAGCCAGGACGTTATCGTGTAAGTATTGTCAGTGAAACCGGTCGTCACGATTTATCGCCCTTTGAGGTGTAGGTTTCGCAAATAGACGTCAATGCATTGCCGTTGCTGTTTTCGTTGACGGCTGACTCTCCGCCACCTTTCGCTTTTGCCGACTTTAATGCAGAGTCAATGACTTCAAACTGAGAGTCGTGAACTGTGAAAGTCATTTGCCTAAAAGGTTCTCTATCTCCTTCAGCAAGGCCAGGCGGGTTAATTTCTTCAGCGTTGAATTGATCTAGCATTTTCATTAACTCTTCCTCGCTGAATCCTGCTGCGTTCAGCAAATCAGGATCGTCGGCTAGCAACCCATTAAGCTGCGCAGCTAAAACGTCATCGTCCCAATCCGCAAGTTCTGCGGTTCGATTGTCTGCGATTGCATAAGCAATTGCGTCCGAACCTTTGAGTTGAGTTTCAACGCAATCGATATCTTTCCATCCTAGTCTTCGCGCTGCTTCGAGTGTTCCGTTGCCAGCTCTAACGACTCCGCTTACGTCAACTACAATTGGCTTCTGCTGGCCGAACCTACGAAGACTGCCAACGATAGCTTCGATGTTTCGATCATCGTGCTTGCGTGCGTTCGCTGGATCGTTGCTTAGTTTTTCTATCGATATTTTTTTGATTTGCAAAATTTGCCCCCAAACCCCCGTGTTTTTTTGGTTAGTCGATGGACTGTCTGTTTAGTTTTCAAGTCTCT